TACGCTTCTTATCACTACAGCCTCTTATAAAACCAATGTGTCTGTAGCTTTTGTAGATGCTTATCCTGTATCATTATCTACTCTGGCATTTAGTCTCATTGGAACAGATATCGACTATCTAGAAGCCACTGCATCTTTCGCATATCGCAGCTATAATATACTTGACATTGCCTAATCGTTGTGCTATTATCATAGAATAATAATTGCTGCTATACTCTGCGGTACTCTTTCTGGATGTGCATCTGGAGCTGTAGGTACACTTTTATGGGTTAAGACTGCTGTAGATGGTTTGCTTATGATAGAAGACCAGCCGACTACTACAGAGTATATATTGAATAAAGCTACGGGTAAAGATTGTAGATTTATTAATGTTGTTAAGGGTGAGGAAATATGCAAGAATGAATATGGAAAAGATAATGGAGAATTGGTCGATTGATTGTAAGTATGATCAAACAGAACTTGCAAGAGAGTCCTTAAATACACCAGTTCTTCATAACAAATATTATAAAATTCTAATGGGCGAACGCGCTGTTTTATTTAGGTTGAAATCTAAAGCAAAGCAGACTAAACGTATGCTTATAGAATACTATTCTGGTGATCTAAATGATCCCGAAACCCTCAATGACATTAATAGAGAAGTTTGGGTAAAGAGGGTGCTAAAATCTGATCTAGACACTTATATCGATAGTGACAGTGAAATGATTCAAGAACTCCTCAAATTAGCATTGCAAGAAGAAAAGGTAGATTATCTTATATCTATAATCGACAGAATTAAACAGCGTGGATGGGAAGTACGTAATGCAATCGAGTGGAATAAATTTACCCAATAAGAAATATGGAGTGATCTATGCAGATCCACCGTGTAAAGTTAACAATAATAATCAACTTAAGGTATAAACATAATGCAACTACTAAAATCAACCGGGATTGTTGACAAACGAAATACAATGTATCCTTCATATGCAGAAAACATAACAGATGACACTAAGGATGCAGAAGCATATAGTTCAACATATGGATTTGTGTTAACAGGTAATGTTACATTGCCAAATGGCTGGATTGCTACAACAAATGAATATTTTTCTTACACAGATAAAACTGAATACAGTATTTCAGTAACCGGAACAGCAGTATTCTTTACTAGACTAGGACATATGCATCAGAATAACTTAGGTGGTCCAATTGAAGATAGTGGCCGTCTTTGTTATATTGATGGGTGCAGTGATAGCTTATTAATCTATCCAAGTCGTGCTGGAGATCCTAGTGTTAATCTTCTACACTTTCCTAAAGGAATTGATCAAACGTTTCATATCCATCCTAGTGTAAGATTAGGATTAGTAGCAAGTGGTTCTGGTATTGCTGAACTAGCAGATGGAGTATATAATTTGTTAGAAGCTGGTAATATTTTTTGTATTGAAGAACGTGAATATCATAGATTTAGAACAACTGATTCTGAAATGAAAATTATTGCATATCATCCAGATGGCGATTGGGGACCTACTGACGATAATCATACTATGCTTAATAGAACGTATTTAATGGGATCTAAATAATGTTTACATCAGCTCCATCACAATACGGGTTAATAATTGACAGTAGAAATAACGGAGTTCTAATAGGAACTTCAAATATGGACGTTATTACGGCACTTGTTATGCGTAAATCTTTTTATAGATTAGAAATCGATTGGATGAATAATTCTCATAAACAGGTTAAAGCATTATTTTTTAATACCAATTACGAATTTGATAAAACAGAAAAACTATATAGAATGGTATATAATAAAACTCATGGAAATGAACCATCAAAAACTGGTAGACATTACCTTGAACTTATTCCACCTGAGGATGTAACAGATGAATATCTTGCAGACAAAATGGATGCTCATCTAGCTGAAGTAATGTATGCTAATGTATGGCAAAACATCATGTCGTCATTAACTTTTACGCCACCTGAAAATGATATGGCTATACGATTCTATCCTGAATTACGAGATGCAATTAATGAGTGCGATCCGGCAACAAATAGTTATGTACAAGAAATTGTTGAATATGGATCTTTTAATAATTTAACTCCTGAACAGTCGTACGATGAAATATGTAGACAACTGTTGCCAATTAGAAAGCAACGTATTCGTGCGTATGCAATGTGGACAAAGTATGTACCTATAATGATGAATGTAGAATTATTAGAGGATTTTCGTAAAATATTAATAGACGTTAAAAGCAATGTAAGATTAGGGGCAGTATGATGGGGGAATTATTACTATCAACCGTTGCTAGTGCAATTCATACTGCAACTGAAAGAACACAGGATCAAAAAGATTTCTACGAAATTTATAAGGTTATTGCTCCTACTGTTAACTTATGCGATCGCACAGGGCATGTTACGACACCTTACAATTATAAGGTAATGCTTCCTATTCCAGAAGAACAAACTAATGTTGGAACATTTTCTGAAATTTCAATAGCTCGAGGAATTGAATTACTTAATCTAAGTAAAACAACAAATAAACCATGCCTAATATTATGGAGCGGAGGCATTGATAGTACATCGCTTTTAACAGCAATGATAATAGCATCTGAAGGGGATTACAGCAACCTTAAAATTTGTATGAATGCTCAATCTATTAGAGAAAATCCTAGATTCTATTATACATATATTAGAGGAAAGATTGAAATTATAGCAAGTGAAACTATGTTTAGTCATATTAACAAAGACCATATTGTTATTAGTGGTGAGGGGTGTGATCAGTTGTTTGGCACGGACATATATCAAGCAATTGAAAGATGGGATAACGGTCGAGGAGCTATGTTTCAACCATATAATTTTGAAAATGTTGGTGCATTTTTTATGTATAAAGGAATGTCTGAACGAGCCGCTAAAATTTGGTATGACATTATGGACGATCAAATTAAAGCAAAACAACCCTGTGAAATTATAGATTTTAAAGATTTCTTTTGGTGGTATAATTTTTGTTATAAATGGCAGAACGTATATTATAGGCTTTTTAATATGGGTAAATTTATGTCCTTTCCCTTAGATCAAGATTTCTTTGATAATAATTATATACAGTTCTTTATGAATGATGATTTTCAAAGATGGAGTATTGCAAATCCAGATAAGAAAATTACAAAAGATTGGAGTACATATAAGTTTACGGCAAAAGAATTTATCTTTGATTTTACTAAAGATCAAGAATATCTTGATAATAAAGTTAAAATTGCAAGCCTTATAAATGTCTTTAGGACGATTGAACATGTTGGAGCATTAAATTCTAATTATGAATTTCTTCCTCCACATTTTGATATAACTCCTTACAAACTTCAAACAAATAGCTTCTCCTAAAGGCTAGCAGTGGACTTAACAGAGTAATAACTATTAATATGAAGTATGGTATAGACATCAATGACGAATTCTTTGTAGAGTACACACCTTGCACTAGACCAGTTGGCAATATGCGAGATGAAATGGAAATTGCTTGCACCAATTTAGCAGAAGAAGCAGATGCAAGAGATACTCATGTAACAATTAGTCTTAGTAGCGGATTAGACAGCCAAGTATTACTACACACTTTTGATTCTTGCGGTTTGCCATATTCTACAGCTTTCTGCCATTGGCCCGGCTACAATGACAACGAACTTAACAACATTAATATATTAGATAAGAAATATAACAACAAAACTTTAGTTGTTGAAATTAATCCAGACGAACATAAAGAAGAAGTTAACAAGTTAGCAATAAAAACAGGAATACCAGCTGAACATCATTTAATGAAAATGTTCTTAAAGCAACTACCAAGTGAAGTAGACATATTGCAAGGTATTGAAAGTTTTGATTTTATATTCCGTAATAAGAAAACATACTGTATGGAAAGCTGGACTGCAATAGAAGTAGCAAGTCAGCGGGCACTTAGAGAAGTAGATAGGGTAGGAAAAATTGTAGCTATTGATCGTAGGTCAGATAATAATGAATTTACGTTAGCATTATTAAACGATCCTATAGTAGAAGGATATTGCAAGTCTATTAGATATATTGTTGGTAACGGATTAGTAGAGAAAAAGTCTGGAGAAGCACCTCCATTAATTTTTTCATGGGAATATTATGTTAAACCTTTACTATATGGTTTATACTGGAAGGACGAACTAGAGTTATTTCCAAAAGACGTTAGTGCAAATAATATAGATTGGATTATGAATCCTCCTGATAATAGATTAAGACATAACTATAAGAACAAATGTGCTTTTATAGACAGAGATGAACTAATAGCACTTCTTACTGACTTTGGTTCAGATAAGACTCGTAGATGGCATCAATATAAAGGAAAAGTATAATGGTAATAACTCCATTACTAGATCCAAATGGATCTATACCAGAGGCTAAGATAATTATAAATCCATATATCAATAAGAAACTTGGATATTACATTGTAGATGGATTTGAATTTGATTCTAAAATTAGAGCAGGGTTACATTCAGTTAAAGTAAACAAGCCTGTACAATGGATATTTAATAATAAGGAATTTAGAGCTCATGACTGGAGTGTTGAACCAACAGAAACATTAGATCAACTGTATGATGCCCGAGCATTTGATTTGAGAACAAAGTATGATTATTTAATTTTAAGTTTTAGTGGCGGAAGTGACTCTTGGAATATCTTTAAGGCGTTTGAAAGACAGAATCTACATATTGATGAGGTTATTGTTAACACTATGTCTAAAGCAAGTAAGGGCTTAGTTATTGACTCAAGTACTAAAGCTAACGATGCGCCAGAAAGTGAGCATGTAAGAAATACAATTCCTAGGTTAAAAGAAATTGAAAAATTAATGCCTTTGACTACGATTACTATTACTGACCAGAGTGATTATTTGTTTGAAAGCCTAGAAGCGTCAGGTGATGCTAGTTGGGTGTTAGATAAACGTGAAGGATTAAATCCAGCTGGTATTACAAGATTTAACTATTTGCATTTTATGGAAGTTCGTAAGAGATTTGATAAAGATAAAAAAATTGGATTAATAGTAGGCATTGAAAAGCCTAGAACATTAGTCCATCAAGGACGATTCTTTGTTAGATTTGCAGACAGAAGTACTAATATGATTACTGTAGCAGAGCATTTAAAAGACTATCCTAATTCTACTGTAGAGTTCTTTTACTGGTCTCCGGATTGTGTTCCTTTGCTTATTAAACAAGCTCATGTTGTTAAAAATTATTTAGAATTAAATCCTTCAATGCAACAGTATTTTACTAGTGAAAATTCTACTGGTAAAGTTTATAGGTTAATGCATGAACCATTACTTCGTAACTTACTTTATTCAACTTGGGATAAGCGGTGGTTTCAGGCTCAGAAAGCAGTATTAGATTGGGATAGTGAATTTGACCAATGGTTTAGGATTGGGTATTCTGATACCAAAGCATATCAAATTTGGATGGAAGGACTAAAGTATGTGTCTGACAACTTAAAGCCATTCTTACGTTATGTTGAAGACCCGGATAATACAGAATGGAATACAAGTGCAATGAATACGTTTTCAGAAGATGAACGATTAATTGGCATGCGTCCAGATGGCCTGGCACCAGTATTGCATAACTACGAAGTTGGTAGATTGCGAGTAATGGCGCCAGGCTCTAATATTTTTATGCGTTAGTCTTTCTTGAGAGGAATGTTGTTTCTACTAATGTAGATTCTTAAGGCATCATTATTTCTTAATACCTTTAGTCTGGAACTAATACTTGTACTAGCTACTGGAAATAATCCAATATCTTTTAATCCTTTTACGAAATCTGGATTCTTAAACGTATTATTAATATCTTGTTTAATGTTGCGTAAATCCGTTCGACTAGTTCTAGCAGAAGCAATTAATCCAATTGGACTAACAAACGGAAAATCTTCTGTATAAACATCATACCAAGTTGGAATATCTAAACCTAATTCATGACTTGACATAATACTTGTAATCTTTTCTCCAATATGATTTTTAACAGTTGGATAGTTTGCAAACATACAATCAATATTTCCTGCAAGTAAATCTGTTAAAGCAGTCGTTCCGCCTTTTGCATATGGAATCACTATACTCTTAATAGTAAGTTTCTGTCTAAGTACTTCTGTAGCAAGATGTTCACTACTTCCATAACCCGCGGCACCAAATAGTATTTTTCCTTTTCCATATTTTTCTAAATCCGATACTGTAAAGAATTTTCTTTCGTTATTACAAACAAGTACATTTGGCATAGTAGCAACTACACCAATTAAGTTAAAACTATTTTTTGGGTAATATTCT